AAAGCAATTTTCCAGCGTTACAAGGCAATTACCTTTTGTGCCTGTTCTCTATCCATTGATCCACAAACGAATCGGCCTGCAGCGTTCGCTTGCCTCGTACCAAAGCTATCCAGCCGGGGCGCATCAGTAAGTATTTGAAAGCGTCGGAGAAATTGGTGGATAACATCGGTAGTTTTTTCGGTGCCAGCTTTTCGGACTTCTTCACTTTGAACACTACCTTAGAATTACCCCGGTATTTGATTTCAGCCTTTGCCTTTTCTACAGAACTAACCATTTCTTTACAGTTCACCGCATCAACCAACAGGATAGGCAGGTTATTGTTGGTACCGCCCATAATCTCCTGCATAAAGTCGTATTCCGCATCCTGCCGGATAACTGCCTGTTTACGGCTCTTTAGGTTTACGATCCAGCCGGTACGGTTCCCGCTGCCGTCTTTTTCTATGGCGTCTTTGATCTTACCCGCGTAATCCTCCTTCTGTTTCTCAAAGTTATTACCTGCACGGTCATAGTACAAATCCAGCTCTTTATATTCGTGGTTCTGGAAGAAAGTGAGGAACTGGTCGGCAATCTCCCGGAACCAGCCCGGCGGTATCTCAAAAAAGTTCTTATGTACCCGGTAATAAGCACCGTCCGGCTGACCGATCACCAAAGAAAGCATATTACCGAAGTCCATACCGCCTTCAATCGTTTTATCATGGTGCAGGTACCGGAGTTCCCGCGAGCTGTAAGCGGCTTCTCCGGACATGGTACCGTTATAATACTTATGTCCTTCACCAAACAACACATAGAAACATAAATCCCTGCGAAGACCGGGACGCATACCAACCACCGACTTCTTAAATTCGTGAAGCTCCAGCGTACCATTATACAACCGCTTTAAATAATCAATCGTAAGTATCTCAACATTAGCGAATGAAGAAGCGTTAAGAAAGAACGTTTGTCCTTTTCTCAACTTCAACAAAGCCCGGTCGTAATATTCAATATCCCGTTTCAAACGTTTCAGCTTCAAGGGGGAAGGCTTATTTTTTCTTTCTTCTTTTAATAGAGAAATTACCAGGTCATTACGCATACTTGCCGCCTGTACTATTTTTATGATCCGTTCCGGGTCCATTTGCTTGACATACCGGAAAAACCAGTCGTACTCGTTTTCGTCGATATCCGGCATATCGGTAGTAATGGTTATCCCCAGGAACAAATGGGAATGTCCGTAAGTGATCGCATCACCGCGAAGAATAGGCATAGCGCGGTTTACTTTCATTTCCTTGTCGTACTTCGCTTCATCATAAAACAGGTGTATTACAGACTTTCCGGCAAGCAGCGAAGGGTTATCCAGTGATCCCATGAAAATAACACATCCGTTCCAGAAGCTGTAAACATGCTTGTAATCATCCACGATAACCGAACATTTACGCCGCCAGGATTCAGGCGGGCGGGTATCTTTTACATAGTGTACCCCTTCGATAAGCCCCATAAGCTGCCAGCCCTTCTGAACGGCCGGCATTATATTATCTTCCAGGTTACTGTAAGTATTGGCAACAAAAGCGAACGCACCGCCGGGCATTTCTTCCACACAACGGGCGGAACGTCTGGCTTGTATAACGGTCGATTTGGCCGTACCGCGCCCGTCAATAGATACAAGAATAGTAGTATCGATCCAGTCCGTCAGAACCTGGATTATATGGCCGTATTTGATTTCTACATCATCGGCGTTACTCACCTTCGTTGTCTTCACCGAACTCTTTGATATCATACAACATACGTTTTTTCAGGTCAAAAGCTTTAATACGCGCATCCTCTTTTATATTCTCACGCACAATAACAGGAATTTCCGGTATCGCATCGATAAACTCTTCCAGTTCTTTACGGTCGATTTCAGGAACACCCAGATCCTTACGGCTGGTAGTATAAATAACCGTACTTTTCTGTGCAAGCAGTTCCTCCGGTATTTCGGCCTGTTGATCCTTGTAACATCCGCGAAGTTCCGCCGCCAATTTCAGCAGGTTCTTAGCCTCCTTCACATTTCCCATAAGAAAGACGGTATTCGCCCAGTTTTCGGCCTTTTCAGCATACAGATTAGCGAAAGCCTGCGGGCGTACGTTATCCTGCGTATAAAAGAAATTGAGACTGTCAGCGTACACCTGGCGGGCCATCCAGTCCGAAAGCCCGTAAGGTTCCGACTTCAAAAGGCGGATGATGCCGGCCTTTGTCACCAACTTACCATTTATACGCATACGGGCACGAAGTCCCCGTACCATTTCCATAAGGCTGTAATATTCCCTTTCATCGGGCGCGAGGGCTTCCAGCGTACCGGTAGAAAGAATCCTTTGAATCTGGTTCGAAAGTATGTCTTTTCCGTACGGCCTCCAGCTGTTTTATAGCTTCCACGTTTCCACCTTCCGCCGCTTCATGGAGTTTTATTTCAGGGGCGGCACGTGCTACCAGAATCCCTTCCCGGATCAGGAAGTTAACGGAAGTTCCTACCGTTTCCGCATCCCGGACAAAAAGCCCGGCATCCTCCAGAGAAAGCCCCAGGGAAACAGCTATATCTTTCGGGGAATATCCTAAAGAAGACAAACGCCGTACATCCTCCTTTTGCTGCGCATCCAGGTAAATACTATCCACCACCGTTAAATCGTTCATACGCATCTTTTATTCGTTTCTGTGCCGTGAAATAATAAATTTCGTCCTGTTCCATTAATACAAAGTTCCGGCCGCTTTCAATGGCTGCCACGGCTGTAGTACCAGAACCGCCGAAAGTGTCCAGTATCAGATCGCCGGGCTTTGTACTGTCTTCAATCAGTTTACGGATCAACGCCACCGGTTTTTGTGTGGGATGAACCTTTTCACCTTCTATCTTTTTGGCACCGGACGAAAAAGATCGGATATTATCTATTACGTTTGTGGCACCGATAGAAACACCATTTCCACAATGAAACAAAATAAGCTCATGTATAAAAGCGTAATGATTACCCGGCCCCGACTGTTTGTTCCAAACGATCATGTTTGACGCGCCTAAATACAAGTCAAACAACGGATAATAAAAAGCATACCCGCGCCAGTCCGTAAAAAAATACACGCAAGCACTGGGTTTCTTCACCCGGTTAAACTCCAGGAACAAATCCCGGTAAAAGGGTTTACAGATAGACAAATCTTTAAAGCTGCCTTTCTGCCCGTTGTGTGTCATTCCCAGGAAATAAGGCGGATCGGTTATTATACAATCTACGGAATTGTCCGGAACACGTTTCAACGCCTCCAGGCAATCCTCGTTATATATTTGGTTTGTAATCATTAAAAAGTTGTTTAAGCCGGCTTTCTTCTTTTTCTATCCGGAGGGTTAATGTTTTGAGCTGGTGCCCCAGCTCCGAGCGGTCACAAGGATGAGAGAAACGACCCAGGTTCTTTGTGATCCGTTGCCGTTTCCCTGTCAGACTGGCAATAAGTTCAATTACTTTTTTTTTCGCGCCTCGATTTCTTCCTCTATGGCTTTCTGGGTAGTCTCCCACTTCTGGATCAATGCAAGGGCACTCGCTTTCTTCTTCTCATCATCCCCGGCCTGTTCCAGTTTCGCCTTATTTTTTGAAAGGTTGGCGCGGGCGTTATTCAGGGCCTTTTGTATGTCGATATCCGAAAGGTTCTCGACGCCCTTACGGACGGACAAACTTTTTACCTTCTCACATTTACCCAGAATCTTTCCGTTCTCCCGGTAATATTCCAGTTCGTCCCACATTTCGCGGTTAGCGATAAAGTTTTCCACAACCGCCTGCGCTTCCTGTGCTGTAGAAAGTGAATTGACATCATCCGGCGTAGCTTCCAGACGGGCGAAAGCTTCCTTATACTTCCCGTATGCGGTGAACATGTCGGAAACAAGTATTTTCAGAATGTCGGGGCAATCCGGAGAGTTCAGGAAGGTAAATTTCTCGCGGAAACGTATCATTTTGGTTACGGTTTCCGGAGCTGCCTTGTATCGTTTCTCCGCCTGATCCAGTTCCTCTTCCAGTTCTTCCACACGGTCGGCATTTTCATCCATGGAAAGAACCTTATCTCGGAAATCGGACGAAACGAGTTCTTCCACGCTGACATCGAAAGATTCGGCAAGTTCCAGCAGCAAATCATCGCTGTATTTTACCGGCGTTTTAGATGTTTCATCCCTGGCGGGTTCCATTTTTACCGCGGTCGGCTGTTTGGAGTTGCGCCGGATTGTCTTAAATTCACGTTCGGAAAGCCCGGCCAGCTTCCGTAGTTCCTCTAAAAGAATGGCCTTCATCGTTTCCGTTTCTCCCTGCCGGCGAAATGACTTCTTTAACATACGGTTGATACCGTATTTCTCGTATAGTTCCACGCCCTGGATAAAGTTACGCGGACCGGCCAGATAGGTAATAATCTCCTGTTTCATACTATATAAAAATTTGATGATACAAAGAAAAAGAAGGTAATTACCTCAAAAAAGGACAAAGAGCGGCTACAAACCTGCAGTCGCTCTTCGTCATTGTATTTATCCCAGCCTTTTATACTCCTGATAAAATTTCAATATCCTTTTTCATCATCCGTAAAGTTCTGATTCGTCCTACAATCTTTTCCAGAGAAAGGGGATCACTCTCTTCATCTGTCAAATCGTCGATTGTTTCCTCTATTACCTGTATGTAACAGGCAGAAACCGGCTCCGCCTTAACTTGCCACTGTTTCAATATTTCGGCGGTCTGGTCTGTGATATGTGCGCCGTTTACTTCTATATCCTTCATACTTTATATCATTTATGCAGGGCTTTCGCCCTGCCAGTTTATTACAAATCAAACATTATACTATATTGTGTTTTTAACTTATCAAAGGCATTATCTGTAACTACTATCGTTTTTTCGTTTACTTTTTTGATTCCTCTACCTTTTATAGTTATAGGTTTGTTCAACCAAAGCGTATATTTGTCATCAATCGCAACTACCAATATATCAGCCTGTTTTTTCTGAACATCCAAAGATGTTTCTTTATATTCACCTTTTTTAATCGCGTCTTTTGTCATTACTATTGTTGCTTTCATGTCTTATTATTGTTTATGCAGGGCTTTCGCCCTGCTAGTTGATGTTATATTATTTAATACCGCAAAGTTTTGAAATTTTCAATAATTCTTTATCGCTCATAAATATGAGATCGAAGAAGATACCTTCATCAAAAGGCTTATTTTGTAATAAAGCGGCTGATTTCATTTCACCCATGATTCGAGCTATCAAATTACCTTTTACCTTATCACTCATTTTTGTTTTCATAATCTTTATATTTTTAATTGTTATTACTTTATTTCCTTTTTGATGTTACAAAT